GTACAGGACACCCACACAAGGCCGAGTCACTTAGCGATGGATGGAAAGGTTTTCCCGGCAGATTCTCCGGTTTGGGATGTTTGGTTTCCTCCAAATGGGTTTCGCTGTCGCTGCACAGTGAGGAGCCTAAGCAAGCGACAAGTGGAAGAGCGCGGTCTTACCGTTGAGACCAAGACACCCAAAGGAGAGCTTCTTCCAGACGGTCGCTTTATCAATATCCTGCCTGATCCTCAGTTCGGAACCAACCCTGCAAAGGTTCGTTTTCGGCCTGACCTGAAAGATTATCCTGAACCACTTGTGAAGGCCTATCAAAAGAGAGAAAAAGGAAACCCAGCAAAAGGCTCTTAAAAAGCCGCAGAACGCTTTTAGTTTGTTTTGGTAATTCTCATCGCGCAAAATCCGCACGAACGAAGTAACGGCGTTATAACGCTCAGTAACGGGGCATTGAAACGATACAAAGGAGTAGATAGCAAACAATGGACAAATATTTCATTTTAACCGGAGCTGATGTGGATGTTGGCGAGGCTCCAGAGGTGATCTCTTTCCTGCCTCTCGGACATGTCAGAAGCTCCAAGGGCGAGTTCCTTGTGGATGATGAAAGTCTCCGCGAAATGAAACAGCAAATTGCAAAGCGCGGTGTTGATGTTGTGATCGACTATGAGCACCAAACCCTCAAGGGCGTTCAAGCTCCTGCTGCAGGTTGGGTAAAGGATATCTTCTTGAAGGATGGCAGCATGCAGGCTCGCGTGGAGTGGACTCCGGCGGCTGAACAGTATCTCAAAAACAAGGAGTATCGATATCTCTCCCCGGTTATAACCGTACGAGAAACAGATGGCAAAGCAACTGGCTTGCATTCACTGGCACTTACCAATACACCCGCAATTCAGGGGATGACCCCCATCATCAACTCTCAAAATTTTGAAGGAGGAAACGATAATATGGAACTGATCAAACTGATTGCAAAGCTCCTTGGCCTTGATGAAGGCGCAACGCAGGAGGAAGTGTTAAAAGCACTTGAGGCCTTTGTCGAGGAAAATAAGCAGCTCAAGGAAGCCACAAAAACTGGCACTGCACCTGAAGATGAAAAGGTTGTAGCGAACAAAGCTGTTTGTGAGCTGCTCGGGCTCAAAGCGGGATCTCCTACCGATTCCGTTGCAGCCAAAATCATGGAACTGAAGAATGGCAACATCGACGGAGTTAACGTTCTGCAGGAGCTAAAGGCTTTGAAGCATAAGAGTGCAGAACGAGAAGCGGACGATGCGGTCACGCTGGCACTCAAGGACGGCAAGATTACACCAGCTCAGAAGGATTGGGCTAAGAGCTACGCGTTGAGTGATCCGCAGGGCTTCCGGGGTTTTGTTGAAAAGGCTCCTCAAGTGGTACCAATGGGCGAAATTGCAGGTAGTGAAGTGAAGGAGCTCAAAGGCAAAGTAGATGAAGCCACGTTGCTCATCTGCAAGCAACTCGGCATTATTCCTGAAGATGTCGAGAAGTATGGAAAGGAGTAATCACAATGGCAGCATTAACAAAAGAACGAGACACCACCGAGATTGCAAACGGTGGGAAACTGATTGCCTTGCCTGTGAAGGCTGCAACTACAATCTACCAAGGCTCACTGGTTGCAGTTGATGCGAATGGATTTGCGATCCCCGGCAAAAAAGCAACGGACATTACAGCAGCAGGCCGAGCAGAAGAAACGGTTAAAAACGAGGGAGCAGATGGGGCATGCGTTGTCAAGGTTTCGCGCGGTGTGTTTGTATTTGCCAATACTTCAGCAAACAAGGTCACATCTGCTCACATGCTCAAGACTTGCTATATCGAAGATGATCAGACGGTAACAGCCCTCGAAACTGGGGCCTCTGTTGCTGGTCGGGTGATCCGAGTCGATGACAGAGGTGTTGCTGTAGAGATCGCCTCCGGCAATGCTGGAATTTAAAACAATACGGGAGGATTCGAATTATGCTTATTAATTCTCAAAATATTCGGGGTGTTTTTATTGGCTTTAATACTCTGTTTAACAAAGCCTTTGCCGAACAAAGCCCAATGCTTGAAAAGGTTGCAACGATTACCCCATCAACCACAGATACAGAAACCTACGCTTGGCTGGGTGAAATTGCAGGAATGCAAGAGTGGATCGGCGAACGTGAAGTTCAAAACCTTGTTGCTTCCGATTACACCATCAAAAACAAAGATTTTGAGCTAACTGTTTCGGTTGACCGCAATAGCATTGAAGACGATAAAATCGGGATCTATACGCCGTCTATTCAAATGTTGGGGCAAGCTGCAGCAATGCACCCGGACGAACTGGTCTTCGGATTATTGAAGAATGGTTTTTCCACTAAGTGCTTTGACGGAGAACCTTTCTTCTCTGCCGCACACAAGTTAGGTGATAAGACACTATCCAACAAGGGTACCGCAAAGCTATCCCTAAATTCGTACACTGCTGCTCGTGCCGCAATGATGTCCTTAACCAACAGTAAGGGACAGCCTTTAAATTTGGTTCCAAACCTTTTGGTTGTGCCCCCAGCCCTTGAAGGAATGGCCTTGTCCATTACAAAGTCTGACTTCATTAGCGGCAGTACCAATACGATGAAGGGCACTGCCGAGGCGTTGGTTGTGCCTCAGCTCGCGGGAAAGGATAGTGCATGGTATCTGCTCTGCACCACTCGCCCCATCAAGCCTCTGATTTACCAGCAACGCAAAAAAGCAGCTTTCGTAAGCTTGACTAGCGACACTGATATCAATGTCTTTATGAGGAAGAAGTACCTATATGGTGCGGATTCTCGAGGCAATGCTGGCTATGGATTCTGGCAGATGGCCTACGGCAGCGACGGAAGCACCGAGACCTAATTCAGAAGTATTTCTAAGGGAAGGAATGAGGCTGCGTGAGTTATTGTACACAAGCAGAAGTCCGTGGGATGCTCAAGAATGATGCACTAAACATGATCATCGGCGACACCTACATCGAGGATGAGACAGAGCGCGAAGCGAAAATGGGGCTGATCATCGACGCTGCGATTGCTGATGCTGAAGGTGAGATCGACGGCTACCTCACAAAGAGGTACGCCGTGCCGATCACGCCGACACCGAAGGTCATCAATAAATTTGCGAAGGATATCGCTGTTTACAATCTGTATTCTCGCACTGGAATTGACGAAAGCGGCGGGGAGAAAAGTTACCTAAACCGATACAATGCAGCAGTTAAATTTCTCACCCTTGTTGCAGAAGGAAAAGTTTCTATCGGTGCTCAGGCTGATCAACCTCAGATAGCCGCTGCCGCTGGGTTTTCGGTCAGCTCAAACCAACGCCTATTCAATCGTGAAAGCATGCGGGGGATGTAGATGTTTAGTGTTCGTCTAGAAGGTGATACTCGCCTTTTATTGCGCAGACTCAAAAACCTTGCTGAGATCGACAAAAAAAGTATTAACGCATCAATCAGTGAAGGCATGCGTGAGTCTACTCTGGAGCGATTTAGGGAAAGCAGAGATCCCGAAGGCAAGCGATGGAAAGCCTCCATTCGGGCAGCAACCGACGGAGGGAAAACACTGGTGCAGACCGCGCAGCTCCGCAATTCCATTCGAACCAAGTCAGACGCTTCCGGTTTTGCGGTTGGTACCAATGTCAAGCATGCGGCAACACATCAGTTCGGAGATCCAAACCGCACCATTCGAGCTCGAAACGGAAAGGCCCTGCGCTTCAAAATTGGGGATCGCTGGATCAGTAAAAAGAAAGTGCGCGTGAACATTCCTGCTCGCCCATTCCTTGGCTTCTCGCAGGACGATCAACGAGAAATGAAAACGATCCTTGAAGAAGTGATCGGAGGAGACAACTGATTATGTATTCTGAAATTAAACAATACCTTTTAGGCAAGTTAAAAGAGGCTGGACTCAAATCAAAACCACATACAACGAGGAAGTCTCTCGAACGAAGTCAAGAAAGTCATATTGGAGCAGTGATATTCGAGGCAGAATCTATTAGTCGAAACGGCTCAAAAACAAGGTATCAAGACCAAACAGGAGCGCAGAAAAAGAGACGAAAGATATTTGCTCGCGGGATTACATTTTCTGTTGTCCTTGGAGATTACACTGAGGATGCAGTTGAAGCAATGTTTGAAGCATTTCTCTCGAAGCTTGATCAAGGTATCACGGTGGATGGGAATTATATTCCGATCGAGGTTGAGAGTGCAGATTGGGTCGATGATGACGACTCGATTTTGAAGTCGAAAGTGGCGGTTCAGATTAAGCTTCGTTTTGAGGGTGGCGTATACAAAGATACGGACTTTGCTCCTATCAGTGATTTGGAGATTTTGTCCGCAGAAAAAGAAAGGAGCTTATAAATGGCAAGTAAAAACCAAACTTCTGATGCTGATCTGGAGGTCAAGCAGGATCAAAGGGAGCCTGATTCTCAAGAGCTTATTGAAGTTGGAGAGCTCTGCAAAAGACATAAGATCAGCTTGGCGGTTTTCGCTGGCGTTCGTGCCGCCAACGGATGGACAAAGGGTAAAGTTCTTACCAGCAAGGAATTTCTCGCAGCGGTTGAAAAATTCCTGAAAGAACCGATAGATCCTAGAATCTCTAACGGAAAGAAGGGTGAATCCAATGCTTAGAGATGTAACACATAAAGTCACAGACGGATTGCTTGGGTTCGCTTCCACAAAAGGGGACGGCCTCCATGTCAAGATCGGTGCTTCCACGATCACCGCCGAGGCTCCTATTGTGATAACCGGAGACATGAGTGCGGAGAAGATCAAAGAGCGACTCGGCCTGTCACCTCTTGCTGATGCAGCGATGGACTCCGTCGAATGGGGATCAAACCGCATCTATTGCATTCCCGTTACAGCAAGTACGGAAGGAACCGTCAGCGCAATTACAAAGACCGCAACTGGTACAGGTAACTTAACCATCACAGGCAATCCAACAAACGCGTTTGATATCACGGTCAAGATCACAGCAAAAGGAACCCTGAACTCCGCTGCCTTTCGTGTTTCCATTGATGATGGCTATAGTTTCTTCGATGAGGTTACCGTACCCATTTCTGGTGAGTATGAGATTAGCGGTACTGGCCTTACCCTTCACTTCGCAGAGGCAACCCTAGCAGAAGATAAACCTAATTCATTCCTGGTCAACGATACATACAAAACGAGCACTACTGCTCCTACCATGACAAACGGTGATGTACTGACAGCGATCCAAAAGCTTCAGACCTTAACGACAGAATATGAGTTTGTTCATATCGTTGGTGAGAGTTCCCTTGCCTTGTGGCAGGCGATCAGCACAGCGCAAATTGAACTGCAAGATATCTATAAAAAGCCGATGTTCTTCCTACTGGAGGCCTACAAGCCAAACACGGAAGAAACCATTGTTGACTACGGTTTTCGTATGGATGCCGACCGTCAGAAGATCGCGAACTATAATATCCAAGTTGTGGCTGTGCGTGGCATTCTGCTCAAGATGGATGGAACCCCTCGCGAAGTCAATTTAGGCGGCCTTGTAGCTGGACTTTACTCAAAGGCTCCTGTTCAAGTTTGCATCGGCAAGACCAGAGAAGAGGCTGGCTTCGGGATATCAAAAAAGAAACTCCTTGAACTCCGTCCAAACGGAATTCAGGAGATCATCGAAAATTTGGATCTATCGGGCTTCCTTACCGTTCGAGAATATGATGGCCTTAATAACTTCTATGTGTATCACACAAAGATGATGTGCCCTGAAGGTAGTGACTACCGATATGCGGAAGATATTCGTGTTCTTAACAAGATTATTCGAGAGACACGAAAAGAGGCTATCTTGATTCTGCAGGATGATATTGATCTTGAGGATGTTCAGGGTGAGCTTGAGGTGAGAGCAAAGTTCCTGTTCACACCCTTGCAGAAAATGATTGATGAAAGAGCGATTAGCTCTGCAGAAATCACTGTTCCGGAAGGGCAAGATAAGACCTTTTTAGAAGATGAAAAGATGCGGATTAAAATCCGATATCTTTCTAGAGGGTACATCCGTGAGATTGAGGTCGATCTTGGCAGAGCACAGGTCAGCTCTTAGCAGAAAGGATGAATAACCATGTTAACAGTTAACGGAAAAGCCTACGATTGGGGCGACGTTGACATCAAGGTACCGGGGCTTGCTTTAAATGTTCAGGAAATCAGCTACGATGATGAACAAGAAATGGAAGAAGTTTACGGTGTTGGAAAGAGACCGCGAGGCTATGGAACTGGAAACTATAAAGCCTCTGGAAAAATGTCCATGCTTCGAGATGATTATCAGGAGCTGCTCAATTATTGCAAATCGAAGGGCATTGCTTTTTATTGGCTCGAGATCCCCGTCATGACGGTCAGCTATGCAAGCGAAGGATCAAGAACCATCATCGATGAACTGAAACGAGTTAAGTTTGTCAAACGAGGGCACAAGGCTTCGCAAGGTGATAAAAGCCTGAGCGTGGACATTGACCTCATGATTATCGGCGGCATTGTCCAAGACGGTGTCGAACCTGTATAAGCGTTACAGGAAACCGTTATCTCAAAATAATTGATAGGAGGATGCGTAATATGGAAAGCATCAAAAATAGTGAAGCAACTCAGGCTACCAAGGCTACCTGTACAGAGGACGAACTGAAGGCCAAGTATGGAAAAGTCTATCTTGTTGCAATGACCGTTCCAGTGGACGATACCGAAGAAAAAGAATGTGCATATCACTTTAAGCGTCCATCGCTGCCAAGCTATGACCGCTACATAAAAAGTGCATCTCAGGCGGGGATCACAAAGGCAAGCAAAGTGTTTATGTTAGACGCTGTTACCGAGGAAGATCGAGAACGCTTGATTGCCGATATGGAGGAATACCCCGGTGTTGCGATTACCATCGGAAATAAGCTGACGGAGATTCTCGGTCTTACCAATACGGCAAATTTGAAAAAGCTCTAAAGGAGCAGGGTGCGGAGGTTCGAGAAAGCTTTATAGAAAGTGGACTGCTTGAGATATACCGCTTTCTCCCTCCTCCTCTTTTAGAGAAGTTTGACCCTGAGACAATCCAGTTAGAAGAGTTTCTTAGATTCGTTGCAAAAGCGAGATATGTTCAGGAAATGGAAGTACACATCGTTGCTCGTGCAATCTCTGAGGTCTTTGGAGAATGAAAAATGAGCCGATCTCAAAAGATCGGCTCACGTCCAGATAGTTTAGCTTTATATAGCTTGGTCGCATTTCTGATAGTGTTCTTAAAGGCTTCGTCCTTCTTATCTTTGTGTTTGCCTTTGGTGTTTTGAGAACCAACCCACAGACAATACGGAATGGCATAAATCATCAAAGGAACAAAAACAAGAACCGCAATAGCTGCTCCAGCACACAAAGCGAAAACAATAACCTTAAACATTACTGCAAACAGCACCATGAAAATTCCTCCTTTTTCCAATACAAGTATAGCATAGTTGGAGGTGAAATCAAGAATGAGTTTAGAATCCGTTTTCAGATTGTCGCTCATCATGAATATGGTCGACCATTTAACAGGCCCCATGGCAGGGGTATCATCCAGAGCTGGAGAATCCCTTTCAAAGATGGAACGCCTCAATCAAAGCTTTGGGGGCATGGCTAAAACAGGTATGGTGATGGCGGGAGTTGGCGCACAAATTACGGATGCGACACTAGCTCCGGTCAAAGCAACCTTTGAGACTCGAAAGGCGATTGGCGAACTGGCTTCCTTGGGAGTGCAAGACCTTGGCCGTATAGAATCCGCAGCAAAAAACTTCTCGGATCAGTGGGCTGGGACAACCAAAGCAGAATTTATCAGTGCAGCCTATGACATCAAAAGCGGTATCTCCTCCCTATCCGATGAAGGCGTTGCAGATATGACAAGTCTTTCAGCACTTACCGCAAAGGCTACGAAGTCGACTGCCGCAGAGATGACCTCGCTTTTTGCTACAGGCTACGGTATTTACAAAGACTACTATAACGATTTGAGCGATCTAGAGTTTGGTCAGATGTTCTCTGCAGGGATTTCCCAATCAGTGAAGCAGTTCAAAACAACAGGCTCAGGAATGGCACAAGGAATTCAAACCTTGGGAGCCTCGGCAACAAATGCCAATGTTCCCCTCGAGGAGCAGCTTTCAATACTTGGAATGTTGCAAGCGACGATGGGTGGCTCGGAAGCGGGCACAAAATACAAGGCGTTTCTCCGATCCGCTGTCAAAGGCGGCAAAGAATTGGGGCTATCCTTTACGGATGCAAACAACCAGCTTTTGAGTCTGCCTGAGATCCTTGATTTGCTCAGGGGGAAATTCGGAGAAACAATGGATGCTGCCGAAAAGGTAAAGCTTCAACAGGCCTTTGGAGATACAGAGGCAGTCGCCCTCATTGACCTCATGTACAACAAGGTGGGAGACCTGAATGGCAATATAGCTGGCATGTATCAAGCACTCGGTTCCGGTACAAGCGTTACGAAAGAGATGGCATCCGCAATGCAAAATATGGAGCCGGATCAATGGCAACGGCTAGAGCAGCGTATTCATAATGTATCGGAACAGATTGGAAATACAATGCTTCCCACCATCAATTTACTTATGGATCGAATTGAGGAATCTGTAGAAAAGATTAGCACTTGGATTGATAAGCACCAACTGCTCGTTCAAATCATTATGATTGTTGTCCTTGCTATTGGAGGATTTTTAACAGTAGTTGGCACAACCACTGCTGTAATTGGTGGTGTGGGTCTTGCTTTCACCAAAACTGTTGGATTTGCCCGAGGTTTCTCGAAAGTAATCAAGGGAATTCCGGGCACGTTGGAAACCATACAGATCTATGGCATGTTAGCAGGCGATGGAATCAAACGTGGATTTTCAACCATGCGGTCAGCAGGCACCGCCGCAATTGGAAATATCAAACGCGTTGCCCTTAGCATTGCAAATATGGCTAGAACTGCAGCGATCAGCGGAGCTACCGCGCTGAAGAACATGGCCCTCGGGCTTGTCGCAATGGCGAGACAGGCAATAACAACGGCAATTACTGCGATGCCGGGACTGATTGCTTCCGTGTGGTCTTTCACTGCTGCTCTGTTTGCAAATCCTATTACATGGATTGTGATTGGAATCGTGGCACTCATCGCTGCATTGGTGCTTTTATGGCAGAATTGGGACTCTGTTGTATCATGGATTCAAGGTGCTTGGGACGGATTTGTAAATGGGATCAAGGCGGGCTTCGATTGGATCTCAAATTTGTTTAACGGAATGCCTGCGTGGTTACAGATCGTCTTTGCTGTGTTCATGCCTTTCATCGGAATCCCACTACTTATAAAAAATAATTGGGGCTCAATTGTCAGCTTTTTCAGCAACCTTTGGACTGGAGTCAAAACTACATTTACAAACGGCATTCAAGGAATTAAGACTTTCATATCAGGCACATTTACATGGTTCAGAGAATCAGGAGCTAAGATCCTGACAACCTTCACGGAAGGAATCAAGAGCACTATTTCAGCACCTGTAGACGCAGTGAAGAGTGGCCTTGCTAAGATCAGGCAAATGCTCCCGTTCTCAGATGCAAAGGAAGGGCCACTATCCACCTTGACCCTATCCGGCAAAAGAACTATGACGACTTATGCTGAAGGGTTAACCTTAGCTCAGGAGTCCCCGGTGAGAGCTGTTGAGAATGGGCTTCGGAAAACAAAGATTGCTCTTGATCGTGAACCCATTAAAAAGGTTCAGTTTGAAAGCAATGGTAGAACAGAATCTTCAGATTCAGACGAAAACAAAAAAGGAAACAGCGGGAAAACCGTCACCATTCAAAAACTGTTGATGTCTGTCGAGCTTAAGCAGATCAAGGAAATTCGGCAACTGCTTGCGCTTGTCGCCGAAATTGAAGACGAAACAAACGGAAACGACGGATATGTTTCTGGTATTGTAGATTACGCATAACTTGGGGAGGAACAGCAATGATTTACGTTGAAGATCAGTCGATAAAAGTCAATGGTGTTGTTCTTCCCGGAGTGATCAAAAGTATTGAGGTAACATCAGCTGCCACAATTGACGAGCAGCAAGTGGAGGGAAGTTCTGCCAAGCCAAAGCAAGCCACAGGTTACGCTGACGCTAAAATCCAGATCGAGCTCATTCTCGACGATACCCCAACACAAACGAAGTATGAACGGCTAGAGGTCGTCCGGGCTCTTTTTCGAAAACCCGGACAGGCCGTTCCTCAGCCGATTCCGATCGTTTGCGAAGATACAGCTGCCCATGGTGTTGAGCAAGTCTTGTTTAAAGGGTTATCCCACAAGGTCGACAACAAAAAGCATCAGATTCCTGTGAGCCTCGAATTTTGGGAGTATGTTCCACAAACGATTCAAACAACGAAAAGCACTAGCACTTCTAAGAAAAGAAAAAAATCCAATTATTCTAAAAAACTGAAGACTTCTCCAAAGATACAACGTTCTCCCGCTATTGATATGCCTAGCTCATCCACGATTCTGAAAAGTGTTCTGGATATGCCGTTTTATATGAAGGGATAAAGAATGGAAACAACTGAGTTATTTTACCCGCAACTATCCGTGCAGGTTGGTCAATATACGTTCGATCAAGGAATCAAACTAGAAGTTCACTCCTCACGAGAATCATATTTTGACTGGGCTAAGGTTGTTTTTACCGAACAATATCAGCCTGAAATTAAGCTCTCCCGCAAAGAGGTCGCGCTGATTAAGCTAGGCTATAATGGCGTGTTTGACGAAACGTTTGCAGGCTATGTCGCGAAGCCGTATAACGAAGGTGGATCTTCGGATGAAATTATCCTGAAGGACTCCATGCTGTTACTTGAGGAAATCAAGACCAGCAATACATTCCTCGATACCACGCCACAAGAAATGATCTCGTATTTTCTCTCAAAAGCTGGAATCACAAAGATGAATCTTTCTGCAAAGGGGTACCCAAAGCGAAAGCAAATTCCAATTTGTGAAATGTCATTGCTTCAGGCAATTAATACAGTGCATGCAGCTTGGGGCATTAATCCGCGCTTCTTCTTTTCTGGTGGTGTGTTCTATTGGGATGAAAAGCCAAAACAGGACAAAGAATATATCTTTGAGTATGGGGTTAACATTATCAGCTTGACTAGAGCTGGTGGCTTTTGGGAGCTGGAAACGGTGTCAGCTCCATTTGTAAAACACTCGCACAACATTGTTGTCAATCATCCAAAAATCAGTGGAACCTTTGAAGTGCAAAAGGTCAATTTCATTTCAACAGATGAAGGCTTTTTAAGGACATATATCAGTTTTAAATAAGCAAAGGAGTGAGGTTATGGCAGGGCTAGAACAGTTTGTCAGAGTGACGGTTAACAAGATGTTTTCGAGGGAGTATCCACACCTAATGCGTCCTGCTGTCATGCACGCCCAGATATCTAGAGTGACGCGCCAAGAGGATTATAACGTCTATTCTTTCAAAGTACTTAATCGATTTGGAGCAATTGATACTAACTTCCCGGAGATCCCAAATATTAGATCGAGAGCCTTTTTCGAGTTAGGCACAACCGTTTTGATTGGATTTGCCTATGGAGATATCCCGGCGATCATTGGAGAGGTGCTTTTATGACGAATGCAAACAGCACAGATATCAAACTTGATGATGACTGGCAGCTCACTGCAGCTGCGAACGGGGATGCTCCTGTTTGTTCTGGGCTTGATTGTTTGTTTCAAAGTATCAAGCTTGAGGCCGTTACTCAGCAAGGTGATCTCTTTTATGATCCAGACTTCGGTTGGAGTCTCTACGACTTTGCTCAATCAGAGGACGACGAACTCACTCGTCTGGAGCTGGTGCAAAGAGCCAAAGCTGGCCTGAAGAAAATTGAAGATATTCTAACGGAAACGATTGTGGTGAGTGTTGAGTATTCTGAGGATGTGTTCCAGCTCTACTGCTCATTCCGTTTTTCAGGGGAAACAGCGGATCGAGATCTCAACATTGTAATTGGTCCCGTAAGTGTGGAGGTGATTAGCATTGATTGATGAGAAGATTCTGGATGAGATCCTTCCTGTTCCTGATATCGACGAGTTAATGGATAGCACGATTCAGGAGCTAAATGACGAGGGGTTTGTAATTACAAACTTTAATTCTGGTGGTATCTTTCACACCATCCTTATGATTCTGTTTCGCATCAGAATTGAGTTTGTTGAGTTATTGCGAAGCGTAATGAATCAGATGTTTGTGCGACATGCAAACACTGCTTGGCTTGATCTGAAGGCTGCTGACTTTTCGAAATACCGAAAACCTGCATTAAAGACCCAAGGTCTGGTGTCCATCAGTCGCACTACAGCTGGAGAAGCAATTACCATACCAAAAGGACATGTTTTCAAAACGGAAAAGGATATTAACGGAGAAGAGCTGCGTTTCTTTGTCTTAGAAGATACCATCTTACAAAAGGATATTCTCAAGGTTTCGGTGCCAGTGGAAGCAGAGATTGAAGGATCTCGCTACAATGTAGCTCTTGGAAAGATCACAAAGACTCTGATCCATATTGAGGGCATTGACACGATTAGCAATGAGACGGGATGGATCACACGGGAAGGTAGCGACTTAGAAAATGACGAGAGTTTGAGAGAAAGGCTGCTTAACGCTTGGGCAGACTTGGCGATGATGCCGATTGCACAAAAGTACAAGAATGTGTGTGAAGCTGTTCCCGGTGTTCTGTTCGTTCGAGTAGATGATCAGCATCCGAGAGGTCAAGGAACAATTGATGTTATTGTTACTTCGCCAACTGGGGCTGCCACCGAAACGCTCTTATCGTTGGTGAGAACTGCAGCCGAGAGCATACGAGCTCCCTATGATAACGTTCTTGTGAAAAGCTCAGTCACATCTCAGCAAAATATCAATGTTACAGTCTCTGTCGCTGTTGGAACCAATACTGAGGGTTTGGTGGAGCGAGTAGAATCAACAATCCTAACTATTATGAAGATATCTAAGAATCGCAATTTAAACGAACTGTTACACTCAGATCTGATTTTTGCCATTCGCCGAGACATTCCATCTATCGTCAATGTCAAGGTTGCTCTTCCAGCAGATGATCTGATTCTGTCTGCAGATACGGTGATTTTACCCGGAACAATCAGCGTGACAATTCAGGAGGTTTAGCATGTTTGAGAAGTTTGGGGATTATATGTTTTCCCTCCTAGTTGCTCCGATGAAGAAAGTAGCGAAGGCAACGAGTCAATGGTACATCTTCTTTAAGGTGATCGGAAAGCTGTTTGACCAAAGTAAGCAGGATATTTTCCGAGTGCGCTATGAATCGATGCTCGCCACTGCAAGTGAGAAATTGCTTGAAGAGCACGGCCTTGATCGAGGTATTGTTCGCCTGAAGGGTGAAACGATAGAGAACTTCCGTAACCGTTTGGCAATGAATTATGTCATTGCTGCTGAGGCCGGAACGAATGAAGCAATCCGATATGTCGCGAGAGCATTTGGGTATGAAAATGTGGAGATTCAGATCGACCCAGATCCTCAGAAGTGGGCCGAGGCTACTGTTCAATTCATTGGGGGTAACATTGTCTTGGATGATCGGGAGTTGCTTTTAAAAGAGCTCAATAAAATAAAGCCTGCAGGGGCTTTGCTTAGCGTAGAAAAGACCCAGATCTTTACATCCCGACAATATATAGGCACAGGTTATATTATTGGCAAGCAAATTACGATGAGACAGAGGTGATAACATGGCTTTCAATGGATTAATGCTTACAGACGATGGTAGAACCTTAAAAGCAAAGATGGAACAGGGTAAGAAGCTACATATCACAAGAGTAGCCGTCGGTGATGGAATCATTGGAAACGGATCTCTTGTCAGCCGAACTAATCTGATTAGTCAGAAAATGTCTCTGCTCATTGATGCAATCTTGGTGATCAATCAAACGGACTCAGCTATTGTTGTAACATTGAGCAACGAGAATCTCACAGAAGGTTTTTACTTCCGAGAAATTGGAGTGTTTGCACAAGATCCAGATACCCTGCAAGAGAAGTTATATTTGTACGATGCTGCTGGCACGGATGGAGAACCTATTCCAGACATGAACTCAAGCACTCGGGTTTATGAACGTTTGAAGCTCATTGTTAGTTTTGACAATGCGGAAAGTGTAACCTTCGCTCCTTCTGGAAACCCACTCTATTTGACACCAGATGATATAAACGATTCTGTCATTGGAGAGCACACATTGTGGTCATCCAGCAAAGTCAATGCTGAGATAAACAACGTGATAGGTGAACATGTAGCTGACGAGACAAAGCATGTGGGCACAGAGAACAAGTATACTCCTGTCAATGCGGACTCGGTGGCATTGGTTGACTCTGCGGATAGCAGTAAGGTTAAGCGGTTGCCATTTGTGAATTTAGTATCATGGTTAACAAATTACCTTGCAGCAAAAAACCACAAAAGTACCAGTACAGCTTATGGCGTTGGCGATGGTTCAAATTACGGACACCTAAGACTCTCGGACGCTACAAATTATTCATTTAACATTGGTTCTGGCTATGCTGCTACACCTTATGCTGTAAAGCAAGCGTATGACTTGGCAAGTGGAAAAGCGGATGCGCTACACAAATCACGACATGCCGCAGGTGGTGAAGACGAATTAACCCCAGCAGATATAGGTGCAGCGACAGCAGATGGTTTGCAAGCTGCGGAAGAAAAATCGCTATTGAGGGATTTGCGTATCATGCTTAACTTGTCTCTTGGAACAAGCAATATAGACGCAGTCGCTGATACTTGTACAGATAACACTATGATTAATACTACTTTAAGTTCGAATTATATTATAGATTCTGGTAAATTGAGCGTTGCATCGAGTAACACCAGCATGTCTCTGGCTTCTTTTGATGCGCAATATACTTGGGGGTATCCGGGTAATCCCGGCTATGAAAAATCGGGACAAACGTTCAAAGCTACACAGACAGGAGTTATAAACCAAATTAAAGTGTGGTTATCTAAATACGGTGCACCAACGGACACTGTAATTATGAAAATATACGCTTCGGACAAAACAACCCTATTAGGTACTGCTACAAACGTTATATATGGTACAAGCCTTCTAACTTATCAACTGCAATACACTTTTAATTTTAATGATATTCCCGTAACACAAAACACAGAGTATTTCTTTTCGCTTGAAAGAAGTGGTGCTTTAGATGGACAAAACCTATATTATGTCCATTTTAATGGTAGTAATACTTCTTATTTGGACGGTTCTCGCTACTTTACAATGAACAATGTATGGTATATGGGTGCAGGAGATTGTGCTTTTGAAATCAATATAAAAACATATCCCAATCCTGCAAATATTTTTTGGAAAGCAGAGGCCACCACTGAACCGTTAGAAAAAGTAGCGGTAGTTTCTGAAAAAACACTTGGCTATGGAGCGTTAACCATCTATGTGTCAGATGACGGCTCAACGTGGATTGAAGTCACTTCAGAAGGCACAATGCAAACAGTTAGTTTTACAAATTCCGCTATATATTTAAAAGCCGTTCTGACAGGTAATGCGGCGCTTTCATCTGTAGCATGGGGAGGGTTCTAAAATGCAAATCTCAAAAAAAGTTGTTACACCCACAGTAATTCCAGATCTCAAAACGGCGAAGGCTACCAAGCTAGCAGAACTATCAGAAGACTGCAACAACACCATATACGCAGGTTGCGATGTAACGCTTTCGGACGGAACAACAGGACACATCTCCTTGACATTGAAAGATCAATACAACATTTCAGAGGCAAAATCTGCGGTAGAAAAAGGAGCGTCAGGTGCCCCATATCACTTGGATGGAGGCATCCCGTGCCACTTTTATTCTGCTGTAGACATTATGATCTTGTACGTTGAAAATAAAAAATTTGTCCTTTACCACACGACATACTGCAATCACTTGAATGCATGGGTGCGACGTTGCGCAAGCACAGATGAAGTATTGAGTATTACTTATGGATCTGATCTCCCCGAAGATTTAGCAAGTAATATGCAAACGGTGCTAGAGCGAAGCTATAAGGAGTTGCAAAATGTGGGATAAGATCAGAAAGACGATCGCTCTCTGCTTGGTTGGCGGGGTGTTGTATTGCTGCATGGAAGGGATTTGGCGAGGGTATACCCATTGGACTATGTTTCTCTTGGCAGCGTTCCTATCTCTGCCACTGGATCAGATCAACGAGCAGATGAGCTGGGACACTCCGATTTGGCTACAAGCGATCTTTGGTGGAATGGGGATTACCGCGGCTGAGCTGGTGGCTGGTCTTATTCTCAATGTATGGTTTGGGCTTCGTGTGTGGGATTACTCAGATTTGCCTTGGAACTACATGGGGCAGATTTGCCCACAGTATAGCGTTCTTTGGGTACTGCTTGCTGGATTTGGTATTGTTCTATTTGATATCCTACGGTGGTGTCTATTTGATGAAGAGAAGCCACGGTATTTTTGGAAAATTAAATAAACATTGATGCTCTGGGGTAAGGCTGGGTTCCACATCCCAGAGCATCAAAAAAGCTTGCTCATTCACATGAGTTATCCTGCTAAAAGGATAATCGATGTAAGTAAGCAAGCCTAGGAAATACTTCTAAGAAAAGGCTTTATTTTTATCAATTATTTTGTCCCGATTTCTCAAAAAAGTTGTCGCGCTACATACCCAAAGAGGGGCAGCTTATATAGATGGTATTGCAAAAACATATGAGGCAAGAAATTATATTTCATTACTGACCTCATTGCTTACTGTTCTTG